GCTCGGGAGGGTCATGAGTAGTCCGCAACCGCCGTAGCCGCGGCGGGTCTCGCAGAGCTTCTTCGCCCGCTCGCCGGGCTGCGCATCGCGCCGTCGATTCCGACGCTCGAAACGTTGCTCACGTCGTCGAGCTACTTCGGGCTCGCGACCGCGACGCCGCTTCAGCGCGCGATCTGCCGCATTGCGGACGGTGCGCAGCTCGCCGAACTCGCAGATCATCCGCATGTCGCGGCCGCGATCGGCGACGTCGCATCGCTCCCGGATCGCGCCCCTCGCCGCGTGCTGCTCCTCGCGGGCATCCGCGGCGGCAAGTCGATGCTCACCGCGGCGGGCGCGGTCCGCATGGCGCTCCGGTGCGACGTCTCGCGGCTCACGGCGGGAGAGATCCCCCGCGTGTCGTGCGTGAGCGTCCGTCTCGACCTCGCGGACGTCGTGAAACAGCATCTCGTCGGCGCGCTCCTCGCGCGCCCTGCGCTCCGCGCGCTGCTCCTCGACGAGCCGAAGGCGGACAGCGTCCTCCTCCGACACCCGAGCGGGCGCCCCATCGAGGTCAAGGTCGTCGCCGGCACGCGCGCTGGCGCGTCGCTCGTCGCGCGGTGGAGCGCCGGCGTCATATTCGACGAGGCCCCGCGCATGGTCGGCTCGAGCGATGGCGTCGTAAACCTCGACGATATGCGCTCTGCAGTCGCCGGTCGCCTCCTCCCTGGCGCATGCATCTGGGAGATCGGGTCGCCGTGGGCCCCTTTCGGGCCGGTGTTCACGGCGGTGAGCGCGCACGAGGGGCGCCCGTCGCGTGACCTCGTCGTGATCCGCGCGCGCGGGCCGTGGATGAATCCCGTGTGGTGGACGCCCGAGCGCGTGGAGGATCTCCGGACATCGGACCCCGCGGCGTACCAGACCGACGTGCTAGCGAACTTTGCGGACCCCGAGGAGGCGCTCGTTCCGCTTGCGACGATCGAAGCCTGCTCCAGGCCCGGGCTAGTCGAGCCGCACCACGAGGGGCACGAGTACTGCGCCGCCATGGATCCGGGCACGCGCGGCAACGCGTGGACGCTCGTGATCGGGACGCGCCGCGAAGGGAAGCGGCACGTCGTGCGCGTCCGGCAGTGGGTCGGCTCGCGCGTCGCGCCGCTCGATCCGGGTGTCGTGCTCACCGAGGTCGCCGAGGAGCTCCGCGCCTATCGGCTCGACAGCTGCGAGACGGACCAGTGGAGCGGCGATGCACTCACGACGCTCGCGCGCGAGCGCGGCATCTCGCTCGTCATCTGGCCGGGCTCCGCGTCGGAGAACACTGACATGTACCTGGAGCTCGCGCGGCGCATGGCGCTCGGCGAGGTGGTGTTGCCGCCCGATCCGGTGCTGCGCGCGGACCTCCAGCGACTGCGCCGGCGCGTGACGCAGGTTGGCGTGCAGATCGTGCTCCCTCAGACGAAGGACGGGCGGCATTGCGACTACGCGCCGGCGATCGCCCGCGTGATCCGTCGCTACGTCGACGAGCCCAAGCCACCCCTGAAGCCCGAGGCGCAAGAGGAGCGCGAGACGTTCGAGCGCGCCCGCGCGCGCTTCGCCACGTCGCAAGAGCCGGCGCGGCGAAGGGGGTACCGGTAAACAAGGGGCACGCCGTGCGGACAGCTTCACGGGTGTTCGGCAACGGCATCCGACACCGGGTGCTGATCCTGACATTCAACATCGCGGATGGCCATTGACTTCGTATAAACTTCATTGACTGCGCAAAAATGTCATGACACCCCTAGAGCATGGCTGACGCGGAGGGGACGCTGCGATCGATCGAGCTGATCGCCGACGTCTGCCGAGCGAAGGGCATCGAGCGGTGCGCCGTCCGCGGTGATGGGACGATCGAACTCGTGATGGGCGCGCTGCCTGCGCCGGCCGTAGAGCAGCCCGCGCGACGCGCGGACGAATCGGACGACCAGCACCAGGCGCGCCTCGTTCTCGAGGCGAAGCGCGCGCGCTATCGTCGCATGCTTCGACGCGTCCTCACGGATGCGGAACTGGAGCAGATGCCGTGAGCGATTCCGACGTCGCGCGCAGCTCCGCGAAGTGGTGGGAGGCTCCAAGGGAGCGCGTCCACGAGATCACCATTCCGCTCGTGCGCAAGCTCGAGAGCCGTCAGTCGCTGCGTCGGAAGATGAGCCTCTTCCACGCCACGCTCTACGCGGACATGCCGATCGCAGGGCTCGGCCCGTACGCGTACACGAAGCTGAACACCGAGGAGGACGGCGCTCGGTTGAACGTCGTGAAGAGCGTCGTCGACTCGTGGGTGGCGATGGTGACGCGCCAGACACCGCGCCCGATGACGCTCACGAATGGCGGGACGTGGAGCCTGAAGAAGCTCGGCAAGGGACTCAACAAGTGGCTCGACGGCTCGTTCTCGTCGACGGGCGTCTCGACGAGCATCGGGCGCGCGTGCGCGCAGGATGCGGGCGTGTTCGGCACTGGCATCGCGAAGGTCTATGAAGACGTTCCCGGTGGGGACTGGAAACTCGCCGACGTAGCGGTGGATCGCTGCTTCGAGTGGGAATTCGCCGTCGACGATTCTGAGGCGCAGGACCCGCGCAACATCCGGAACCTGCACCATTCGAAATGGTACGACCGCGACGTCCTGGCGGAGATGTTCCCGAAGGCGAAGCGCGAGATCCGCGACGCGAGCGCGCAGGACGACTCTTCCGAGTGGATCCAGGACACGGCCTCCAACCTGATCAAGGTCACGGAGAGCTACCACTTGCGCTCGTCTCGAGCGGCGGAGGATGGCGCACGCGCGGTCTGTATCCCGGGCAAGACGCTCGCGTTAGTCCCATGGGAGCTCGATCGCTTTCCCTTCGCCGTGCTGCGCCGGCAAGAGGCCCCGATGGGTTGGTACGGCATCGGCTTCGCGCAGGAGCTCCGCGGCATTCAGACGACGATCAACGAGATCCTACTCGCCTATGAAGAGGCAATGATCTTCTTCGCGCGCCCGAAGTGGATCGTGCCTCGCGGCGCGCACGTCTCGCGTGCGCACCTCGACGACCGCATCGGTTCCGTCGTCGAATTCGACGGCCCCGTGCCCCCCACCATGATGGCCGTCGCGGCGGTGATGCCGGGCGACGTTGTTCAGCTGCTCTGGCAGCTCTGGCAGCACGGCCACGAGTCGTGCGGCGTCTCGCAAATGTTCTCGTCGGGGCAGGTTCCGGCGGGGCTCAAGAGCGGCGAGGCGATCCGTCGGTACAACGACACGAGCAACGCGCGTCACTCGCCCTCGCTGAAGAACTGGGAGGCGTGGCACGTCGATATCGCGAACCTGATGGTGGAGTCGGGCCGGGCCATCGCAAAGAAAAATCCGAAGTATGCGACCGTCTACCAGGGCAAGCGGGAGCGCGAAATCGTGCTCTTCAAAAAGATCGATCCGGGACGCGACAAGTTCAACCTGCAGACGTTCCCGGCGAGCGCGCTCTCATCGACGCCGAGCGAGCGACTCGAACAGCTCGACGAGCTCTATCAGCGGAAGCTGATCGACGACTCTACGTTCCGCGTCCTCCTCGATTGGCCGGATCTCGAAGCGGAGTCGAATCTCGTCACCGCGCCGTACCAGATCGCCGAGAAGCTCATCGAGCGGTTCCTCGATGCCGAGGAGGACGAGGTCGATGCCGCGTACGTCGCGCCCGATCCGGACTGGCCGCTCGAGTACATCCGGGCGCGTGCGCAGTTTGCCGCCGCGATGGCGTTCCTCGACGACGCGCCCGAGCCCAACGTGGGGCTCCTTCACAAATTCGCGGACGCCTGCGATGCGCTGCTGAAAGCGAAGGCTCCCGCAAATACGAATGGCGCGCCGCCCGGGGCGATGCCGGGACCGGACGGAAGTCCGATGCCCCCGGTTCCGCCGGGACCAGGCGGGATGCCGCCCGGAGCGCCCCCGATGGGCGCAGGACTCCCGACCGCGATGGCGGCGTGACGAAGAGGGGAAACCATGGCGGATGAAATCGAAGGAGTGGTGACCGAAGCTGCGGCAGACGAGCCGCCGGTGGATGCCGTTGCCGAGTCTAGTTCGGACGTGGAGCCCGGCTCCGGGGACGACGCGACGGGAGCCCCCCTTCCCGGCGCGGCGGTCGCGGAGCCGGATTCTGCGGCCGAGAAGGAGCCGGCGAAGGAGACAGAGGCGACGCCGAAGGAGAGCGCGATCGCGCGCGCGCTCCGTGCCCGCGAGGCCAAATTCGTTGAGCGTCAGACGCAGCAGGCGAAAGAGCGCGCCGAATGGGACGCGTACACCGAGAAGCTGAAGCCTCAGATTGCGGCATTCAATCAGGAGCGCGAGCTTGCGAAGGCCGATCCGTTCAAGTGGCTGGAGTCGGTGCACGGCATTCGCGAGGAGGATCTCGCGCGGCGCTGGATCAACGGTGGCGCGCCGTCGAAGCAGGAGCAGGAGCATCTCGCAAAGACGGCGGCGGAGAAGCGCCTCGAAGCGATCGAACAGGAGCTCGCGGCTGCGAAGGCAGAGAAGGCGCGGCGCGAGGAGGGCGACCGGCGCGCAGCTTCGCAAAAGGCTGCGGAGCAGAAGCTTCTCGGCATCTCGAAGCAGAACGCATCGAGGTACCCGCTCGCGGCGCGCCTCGCCGAGGCGGATCTCATCGAAGAGGCGAATCTCATCGCGGCGAGCTCGTCGGAGCCGCTGTCCTATGCGCAGGTGCTCGAGAAGATCGAGGCACGCGCCAAACGTTTCGGGGGGGCCACCAGCGCACCGCCCCCCAAAGAGAGCGCGGCTCAAACCGCCACTAAGGGCACCGAGAAGCAAGGCCAAAAAGGGCAAGAGGCCGAAGCCGCGAAGAGCGGCGTGACCGCACCGACGCTGAACGGCAAGTCCGCTTCGCAGCGCACGTCTATGCCCAAAGACGACCCCCTCGCCCTCGATCCTGAGGAAGAGCGACGACGGCTCATCGCCGTCATCGACGACGTCAAGAAAGGGCGCAGTAGCGCAGCTGCGTAGCCAACGCCGTCACCGGCGGGTGCGGGACCTCTCGCACTCACGGAGACGATCATGGCAGCTCCCGGCGCCGCAACGACGGCAACGTCCGCGGCAATTCTCAAGACGAAATACACGCAGCCGAAGGTCTATTGGCTCGCGTACAAGAACAACCCCACCCTCGCCAACATCCGCAAGGATGAGACCTTCGACGGCGATTCGAAGGTCATCTCGATTCAGACCGAGGTTCCGCAGGGCGGCGGCGCGTCGATCGCGCTCGCGCAGACCAACGCGGCGCCTAGCATCTACAAGAAGTTCATCCTCCTTCGCGTTAGCGACTTCGGCGTTGCGCGCGTCACCGGCGAGGCCCTCAAGGCCGCGGAGAAGAACAGCGGCGCGCTGCTCAATCTCTGGCAGCGCGAAATGGATGGCATCATCCACACCGTCAAGCGGTCCGCTGCCATCCACATGCAGCGCGCTGGCACCGGCTCGCGTGGCCAGATCTCCTCTGGATCGAACGTCGCCTCGACCACGATCACCCTCGCCCTAACGTCGGACATCACGAACTTCGCCGTGGGGCTCACGCTCCAGGCCTCGGCGACGGACGGCGGCGCGCTGCGCTCGGCGGGTGCCACGATCGTGGTCACCGGCATCAACCGCACGACGGGCACGCTCACCGCGGCCGGCAACTGGTCCGCCGCGATCGCGGCGATCGCCGCGCTCGACTTCCTCGTCCGCAACGGCGACGGCGCGGCGGGCTCGACAAACCTCATGATCACCGGGCGCGGGGGCTGGATCCCTGCGGCGGATCCATCGGCGACGCTCTTCTTCAATCTCGATCGCACGTCAGACATTACTCGCCTCAGCGGGTGCCGTCTGAACGCGGCCGGGATGCCCATGCAGGAGGCTTTGCAAGAGGCCACTGCGCAGGTCCAGGTCGAGGGCGCGGATAACGATCTCGTCGCGTACATGCATCCGCGCGACCGCGCAAACTTCGCCAAGGAGCTCGGCTCCAAGGTCCAGTACACGCGCGTCGAAGCGAAGGTAAAGGGTTCCGAGGCGCGGATCGGATTCAGCGCGATCAAGCTCGAGACGGACAGCGCGTCCGTCACGATCATGGCGGACCTCAACGTCCAGCGCGGGACCGTGTTCCTCGGCGATCCGGAAACGGAGACGCTCGAGACGCTCGGCCCGGCGCCGCAGATCCTCGACTTCGATTCGAACGAGTTCCTTCGGGTGACCAACGACGACTCCTACGAGGTTCGCGTTGGCTACTACGGGAACTACAGCAACGCGGCGCCCGCGTTCTGGAACAACATCTCGAACTTCGGACTGTAGGCCGTCGCCATGATCCGAGGCGGAAACGATGTCTTCAGCCGGCAAGGCTCTTTGTGGCTCTTCTACGCCCAGTTCAACGGGCGAGGAGCGTCCAACGGAGCCTGCGCGCCCATCCTCCGCGCGGACGGAGGTCAGCTCTGCAAGGATCTGACGTTCACCCGCACGGGCGCCGGGCTCTACACGCTCCAGCACGTGCCGCCCGCGCCGTCCGCCGTGAATCAAGGCTTCCCTTCGATTCTCAGCGTCCTCGGCGCGCTGCGCTCGGCGGCGTTCACGCTCGCGCAGTTCACGCCCGGCGTTTACACGCCGTCGACGGGCACGATCACGATGAAGATCACCACGCCGTCGACGGCCGCGGCCTATGACCCGGTGAACGGCGAGACCATCGAGCTCCTGCTTTCGATCGCGAATTCGGTGGTGCCGTAATGCCTCTCGACGTCGAGATCTATCCGTCCTCCTCCGGCTCGTCGAAAGACGTGACGGAGGAGGACAAGGGCTCTCACGAGGCGTGCATCGACGCCATGCACCGGCTTCTCCTCGCGATCGAGAAGAAGGATCCGGAAGCGATGCATGAGGCGCTCATGCTCCACGAATCCGTCTGCGAAGACGAAGGCGCGGAGGAGGCGTAGGCCATGAGGCTGCGGCAGCTCTCCGATTTGCAAAACGACGTCCTCGTCCTCCTCGACGAGGTTGGATCGGGGAAGCCTGCCGAGGCCGATCTCACCGAGCCGCTGAATCAGGCCTGGGCGAAGCTCTATCGCCGGATCACCAACGCCGGCGAGCACTACTACCTCGCGCTAGCGAACTTCTCGACGTCGGGCGGGACGAACGACTATCCAGTCCCGTCGGATTACCTCAAGACCGTAGGGCTCGACGTGCAGATCTCGGGAACGCAGTTTTTCCCCGCGCATCGCATGCAATTCGAGCAGCGTAACGATTACCAGCTTTCGGATTGGTCATGGCCGCGACGCATTCTCTATGACATCTGGGGCCAGACGGTTCACTTCGTGCCCACGCCCGGCGGAGCCTTCAACTGCCGTCACTACTACTACCCGGCACCGCTCCGGATGACGGCGCCCAGCGACTCGATCGACGGCATCGACGGCGCCGAGCTCGCGATGGTGTATCTCGCCGCCGCGAACGCCGCGCTCTCGCTCGAGCAATGGGAGATGGCGGACCGGCTCGAGGCGAAGGTTGCAGCGGAGTGGGCGGAGATCGAGATGGGCATTCGCGACCGCAACGTGGGCGAGGCGCCCATGGCGCGCGTCGTTCGCGGGAGGCCGGCGACGCGCGGCTTCCGGACGTGGTGGCGCTGATGGCGACCTTCGTCGACTACTCGCAGCCGGTGGACCCGCGCACGGGCAACCGGCCGACCCTCAACGGGCCGCGTCCGAATTTCGGGCGAGAGCGCGCGGATGAACTGAACGTGAAGGAGATCGCTCGAATCCTCAACAGCGTTCAGGACAACATCTACGACCTCCTCCGCGCGGCGATCGATCTGCCTTTCGGGGGCCCGTCCACGTACCTGAAGAACGTCCCATTCGTGAGCGGGACAAACGTCTCGATCGACCACCGGATTCCCGTCGCTCCGGCGCGCGGTGCGCCCGGAATCGGCGTTACCGTCGCCGACACGCCCGCGCAGATCCGCGCGCAGGTGCTCCACAAAAGCGCATTCGGTGACGTGCGCGTCGTCTCGGCCGACACCCGGACCATCACGCTCGTCAGCAACGCGAACCTGACGGCCGATGTCCTGCTTTGGGTGGTCCCGTGAGCGACGCGGCGCTCATCCAAATCCCGATGTCTGGAGGCATCGACGAATCGTTCGACGACCTGCGCACGCCCGCGGGCCGGATGCGCACGTGCTCGAACGCGGTCTTCCCTTCGACGAACAGCATCGCGAAGCGCGGCGGATTCGTCCCCGAGCCGCTCGTCGACACGGCGGGCGCGAACATCGCGCAAGTCAAGAAGGTCCAAGGTGCCGGCGACGTACCGCTCTGCTTCGCGGTTGGCACCGGCGTGGCGAACGTCTACGGCCGGTCCTCGGCGGCGAGCCGATGGGTGAACCACGGGCGCGTGCCGACGTGCATCGCGACGCGACAGGACCTCACGACCGGATTCAGCGCCCCGATCCAAGTGGTCTCGAGCTCCTTCCTCGGGCAACCGATGGCGTTCGACGTCGCCGACGCGAATGGCCTGCGCTGCGTCGTCTGGGCGCAGAACGGGACGCAGGCGCAGGGTGGGGGGTATTTCGCCGTGGTGCTCGACGCCATGACTGGCGAGGCCGTCACGCCGACGATCCTGGTCGACCCGGTGACGACGACGACGACGACCCCGAACGCGCTGATCCGGGTCATCGGTACCGGGACAGCGTTCTTCGTCGTGTACCAGACTACGGGTCAGCACTTTTCGCGCAAATACGACACCACGACACGCGCTTGGGGGGCCTCGACCGGCGTCGGATTTGTGTCGTCAGGCGATTGGGCCTTCGACGTCTGCGCGAACGTGGGAAGCGGCAACGGCGATTGGATCTTCTGCTGGCACGACCGGACCGCGAATCAGATCAAGGTCCAGCGCTTTGATTCGACCGGCTCGAGCGCGACGGCGCAATTTGCGGTAGGCGCGACGACGGCGGGCGCGAATTACTCCGTCGCGGTGCGGTGCACGTCCGGTGAAGTCTGCTGGGTCGCCTTCGTGCGCACGGGCATCGGTGCGGGCGTGCAGAACGGATCCACGGCCACGCATAACCCGAGCACGATGGTGCAGATCTCGGCGCCCGTCGCGACCATCCTCGGCATTACGACGGGCCTCGACACGGTCATCGGCATCGAGCGATTCAGCTCCGTCTGGGCGCTCGTCACGATGGGCGGGACGGGGATGGGGCTCGTCTGGGCGATCGTCTCGAG